CGGCTACCTATCCGATGTCTATTTCATTGACGGTCAAGCCCTAGACGCAAGCAGCTTTGGTCAGTTCACCAACGGCTATTGGGAAGCTAAAGACTACGCTGGCACATACGGTACAAACGGTTTCCACCTGACCTTCCAAGATGATGTGGTCAGCGAGGGGTTCAATGCAGTTACCTATCGTGGCAATGGTTCAGCGAATGGTCAAAGCATAAGCGGGCTGGGCTTTCAGCCTGATTGGGTTTGGATAAAAATTAGAAACGGTTTGTCGGGTAATAACGTATTTGATTCGGTACGCGGCGCAACTTATCGTTTATACACAAACGGAACAGCAGCGGAAGATACTCTTTCTGGAGTAACATCATTTGACGCAGACGGTTTTACGTTAGGTTCTGCCCTTAATGGTAGCGGGTACAATCACGTTGCGTGGAACTGGGATGCTGGCAGCGGTTCACCTGTCAGCAATACTGATGGGTCAATCGCCAGTACGGTCAAGGCTTCACAAGCTAATGGATTTAGCATCGTTACTTGGACAGCAACCACAGGAACAGTCGGACACGGGCTTGGGACTGCCCCAGAACTAATCATTGAAAAACGGCGCAGTTCAACATCAGATTGGATTGTTGGAACTACGGCTATTGATGGGAGTAACGATTATTTAAGACTTAATACAACTGTTGGCAAAACTGATAGTGCTAGTGCTTCCCCAACCGCAACCGTGTTTACACCGAATACAGGTTCAGGTGATGTTGTAGCCTACTGTTTCCATTCGGTGGCTGGCTACTCGTCCATCGGTAGCTTTACTGGCACAGGTGCGGCTGGTAATGCTGTGAACTGTGGCTTCCGTCCAGCTTGGCTTCTAGTAAAGGACACAACTAGCACAGGAAACTGGTTTATTTATGATAATACCAGAAGCGTTGATGGAACTTACGGTGATTATTTAAGGGCAAACCTATCTGACGCTGAAGGTAACTTTGACAGCTTTGTAGCTACAAGCACAGGATTTGAAACTCTTGGTTCTGCACTCAATACATCTGGCAACACTTTTATCTATATGGCCTTTGCCGACACACGCGAAGCAGCCTTCTGGAAGGACGTATCTGGGCAGGGCAACCACTGGACACCTAACAACCTAGACTATCGTGACAGTCTGATTGACAGTCCGGCGAATAACTTTGCTGCAATGAACCCCTTATTGGATACCACAGGAAACATCACATTTAGCGAAGGTAACTTAAAAACTGTAGACACTAACGCCAGCACATCTGGAAGTGCAATAGCTGTTAGCAGTGGCAAGTGGTTTGCTGAAATGGTTTGCACAGCTAAAACAGCTTCTAACGCTATGGTTGGTATATGTACTGTAGATGGGTTTGATAGCGACAGGCAGCTTGATGAGTCATTGATTGGCGGTTCTGGTTACGGCTATGTAATGAACGGTTCAAAACTCCCCGGCGGTGCGGCTTATGGCGCAACTTGGGCTATTGGCGATGTTATTGGAATAGCGTTAGATTTAGATAGCGCACAAAACACTGTTACGTTTTACAAAAACGGTTCATCTCAAGGTGCTATCAATATTAATAATGCTGAATATGTTTTCTGTAATAGTAACGGACAAGGAAGTTCCACGGTTACATATGTTTCTAACTTCGGCCAAGACAGCACCTTTTCTGGCGCAACCACCGCTGGCGGCAACCAAGACGACAACGGCATAGGTGACTTTGCCTATGCGCCACCGTCAGGCTACCTTGCGCTTTGTACCGCAAACCTTCCAACGCCTACGATTGTGGATGGGTCGGAACATTTCAATACGGTGCTTTATACTGGTGATGGAACCAGCAGCAAAGCGGTGACTGGCACAAATCACACCCCAGATTTTTTGTGGTTTAAGAAAAGAAGCGGTGCTGAAAGTCACCATTTAGGTGACACAATCAGAGGCGCATCACAGCGGCTTGTATCTAATACAACAGCAGCAGAAACCACAGAAAGCGGTCTTGTATCATTTGATAGTGACGGCTTTACAATCAGCGGTTCTGGTGGCGGTTCAACCAATGATAATGGCGCAACTTACGCAGCGTGGTCTTGGAAAGCTGGCGGTACAGCGGTCAGCAATACCGATGGTAGCATTACGTCACAGGTTTCCGCGAATACCACGGCAGGGTTTAGCATAGTTAGTTATACTGGTACAGGTTCTAACGCTACAGTTGGTCATGGTTTAGGCGTTACCCCAGATTTGGTAATTGTTAAGAATAGAGATTTTGCTGATAATTGGCGTGTCTGGAGTGTTGGTTTAAGCAGTGGAACTCATTACATGAACCTTAATGGCACTAGCGCAGAAGCATCTAATTCCTCTTTCTTTACTGGACTTCCAACATCTTCTGTTTTTCAAATTGGAACTGACACTTCAGTAAATAGAGGCGGTGATGAACTCATAGCCTACTGTTTCGCAAACACAGACACCACTAAGGCGGGTTCCTACACCGGCAACGGCAGCACAGATGGGCCGTTTGTCTACACAGGGTTTAGGCCAGCTTGGGTTATGATTAAAAGTAGCACAACCGCACAATCGTGGGAAATTAGAGATGACAAACGTGAACCTTTTAACGATGGTTCAAGAAATGTTTTATTTGCTGATAGTTCTGGTGCTGAAACAGTAGACGCATTTCCAATAGATTTTACATCAAACGGTTTTAAGTTAAGAAATAGTGGAAACGGAACTAACGCATCCGGCGCAACATTCATATTCCTCGCCTTTGCCGAAAACCCCTTTAAATACGCTAACGCCAGATAGGAGATACCAATGGCATATAAATACTCAGGTCGTATTATCCGCGCTGGCAAAGCGTGGACAGACAATGACGGAATACAGCACCCATCCAACTGGATGCTATGGGATGCGGCAACCAAAGCAGCCAAGGGGCTAGTCTGGGAAGATGACGCAGCCAGCTTTGATGGGCGGTTCTACTGGTCAGCCGGTGTGGCTAAGTCGCTGGATGACGTGAATGAGGTTGACGAGAACAACAACCCTGTGCTGGACGCTGACGGTCAACAGGTTGTGACCAAAGGGCTAAAGACTAACGCCATTCAACTGGTCAAGCGTCAAGCGGGTGACAAGCTGGCGGTAACTGACTGGATGGTTATCAAGGCATCTGAGGTTGCAGACTATTCATTGCCGACAGACGTTGCTACTGCCCGCGCCGCAATCCGCACAGCCAGCAACAATATCGAAGCAGCCATCACAGCGGCTAGTGATTTAACTGCGTTTATGGCATTATATGATGTGCCGGTTGATGCCGATGGCAATCCAACTGGCAACGCACCCATCAATAACTGGCCTGATGAGGCGTAATGATGACCGAAGAAACCAAGACAACGGCTGACCTAGCTTTTGGCGGTATTACGATAGGCGCGTTCTTTGAGGCGTTGCCTGAGATTACTGCGCTGGTTGCGTTGTGTTGGTGGCTGCTGCGTATCTGGGAGACCGAGACCGTCAAGCGGTTGACTGGTCGACAGGACGATGTATAAGGCGATTGTCCTAGCTTGTGTCATTGGTTCACCGACTAACTGTGTAGAATTTCACGATATTAGAGGCCCATATTATACTGAGAGAGAGTGTCGTAACCGCGCTATGGAGATGTCAAGGGCGGTAGGGGAGATAGCAAACTTAATGCCTATCAAATGGCGTTGTGACGTTCTAAAGAAAGGAATGCTGTCATAGACCCTATTAGCATCACAGCGGCTGTCAGTGGGGCTACAGCGGCGTTTAACACTATCAAGAGTATGATTGCTGCTGGCAGAGACATTGAATCCTGTATGGGCGATGTGTCGCGCTGGATGAAGATGGCATCTGACGTTGACCAGGCCGAGAAACAGGCCAAGAACCCACCTATATTTAAGAAGCTATTAGCCGCTGGTTCTGTTGAGGAGGAGGCGTTACAGGCTTACGCAGCCAAGAAGAAGCTGGAAGCGCAGCGACAGGAACTCAAGAACTTTCTGAACATGTCATACGGCCCACAAGCCTGGGCAGATTTAATCCAGCTTGAAGGCAGAATAAGGAAACAGAGACAGGAAGCCATTTACAAGCAGCAAGAAAGACGGCGGCAAATACTAGAGGTAGTGGTTGTTGTGACTGCAACTGGACTAGGCGCTGCCTTATTGTTATTTATAATCTGGCTGGCGGTAAGAACCTGATATGAGTCAGACAACCACGGGCTTGATTGGTGAATACCTGGCAGCGGGAATTATGTTATCATTAGGCTGGCGAGTGTCGATGTGCCAGCAAGACAAAGTGGATTTATTGGCGTGGAAAGATGATGAATATATCAGGATACAAGTTAAGACTGCGCAGCTATCTGGCGAGAAAGATGCTAGAACTCCGGTGTACCATTTTCAGTTTGGTAGTGGACAAAAGAATAAAATTTTACCAAGTGAGAAAGACTATGACATATTATGCCTTGTGGGCTATCAACATCGGAAAGCGTTGTTCTTGCCAATCGCCCAAGTGCAACAATATTCTAAGCGCATGTCGCCCCAGTTATTTGATGCGCCTAAAGCGGAGTTGCATTCGTTTAATAAGGCGCTTGCGGCAGTTAGGGCGGCACGATGAGTGCTAAACAGATACTTGAGTGGAAGATACTGCCACGCTTTATGATGCTGGTTATGACGCTAATGAGTTGGCGTGTGGTAGAATGGTTTATGTCGTTGCCTAATCCAAGCCCTTCACAAGCTGGCCTGGTTAGTGTGGTGACTGGCGCGATGACTGGCGCATTTGCAGTCTGGATGAACCATGAGGGTAAAGGACATGGCCAAGAAAGTAGAAGTAAAGTTTGAACCTAAAAAGCCAAAGCATAGGCCAGGCCAACACAAGAAGCGGGTAAACAAACGCAATAAGGTAAAAACATTCTGGGGGTAATATGTTACAAGCACTGATTGGGCCTGTCACTGGGCTATTAGACAAATTCATTGAAGACAAAGACCAGAAAGCCCAACTGGCCCATGAGATTGCCACTATGTCAGAAAGACATATGCAAGAACAAATCATGGGGCAGCTTGAGATAAACAAGGCAGAGGCACAGCATCGTAGCATCTTTGTGGCGGGCTGGAGACCATTTCTTGGCTGGATTTTGGCGAGTGCAATGGGGTGGCACTTTATTTTTGCCCCTGTTACAATTTTTGTATGTGCTTACTTGGGTGTAGAAATACCAGAGTTACCTGTATTTGACATGGATAGCCTGATGACTGTACTCTTAGGTATGCTTGGACTTGGTGGTCTAAGGACGGTAGAAAAGTTAAAGAAGGTAACAAAATGAAGCGCGGTTTATATGCGAACATCCACGCCAAGCGTAAACGTATTAAAGCTGGTAGTGGAGAAACGATGCGCAAGCCTGGAAGCAAAGGCGCACCGACGGCAAAGGCGTTCAAGCAATCGGCAAAGACAGCCAAGAGGAAGAAATGATGCCATACAACAAGTATTCACCAAAGCAGAAGAAGCTGGCTGCAATGGCTTCGCCTCGCAAGAAGATTACCGGCGCAGACCTAAAGGCAGTCAAGAAAGCTAAGAAGAAAAAGAAATGAGTTATTATCTGTCGCCCAACTTTACGTTGGAGGAGATGGTTAAAAGCCAGACTGCTGACCGTAAAGGCATACCGAATACTCCAGAGTTGCATCATATAGAAGCAATGGAGATGTTATGTGAGAAGATATTACAACCAATTCGTGACGAGTTTGGGCCATTTATGGTATCAAGTGGATACCGCAGTCCAGAGTTGTGCATTGCTATTGGCAGTAGTTTAGACAGCCAGCATGCCAAGGGCGAGGCGGCAGACTTTGAGGTTCCAGGCATAGACAACTATGACTTGGCTAAATGGATTGAGGACAACCTAGACTATGACCAGCTTATTCTTGAGTGCTACACTGGCGGTAATTCTGGCTGGATACATTGTAGCTACGTTGAGAGTGGTCGAGGCGAGTCGCTTACATACAACAAACACAATGGATACGTCCACGGGCTGAAGAAAGATGGCTAGGAAGCCTATATCAAAGAAGACACTGAAGTGTAATAAGCCTCGCCGTACTCCAGGCCACAAGACTAAATCGCATGTGGTCAAAGCCTGTTCCGGTGGCAAGGAAAAGATTATCCGCTTTGGTCAGCAAGGCGTATCTGGTGCCGGTAAGTCACCTAAGACCGCAGCGCAAAAGGCACGACGCAAATCTTTCAAAGCGCGTCATGCCAAGAATATTGCCAAGGGCAAAATGTCAGCCGCTTACTGGGCTAACAAGGTTAAGTGGTAGTTATATACTGAGTGATTGCCTCTGCCTTTTCTAGCATCTCTTTCAAATTGTCTGAGACTTTGCGCTTCTCCAAGTGCATAGCTGATGTATGGTCACGGGCTATTATGCTGCCTATAGTCGGGTAGCTAAAGTCTGTATGCTTTACGCATAGTAAAACAAACAACTGCCTTGCATCCACAAAGGATAATTTCCGGTTGTGTCTGCGTAAGTCTTTCAATGACAGCCCAGAAACAGTGAATACAATATTCTCAATGTTCTCTACATCTAACTCACAACAGTATCTTTTCCAGTGTTTTGGGTCTGCCGGATTATAACCTTTGTTATAACTCGTTCCAGTAGTCGGAAATTGTACGACTTGTCCCATGATAGCCCTCCTCGTTTTTCTTTTTGACTAGGCAGCTTTTCTCTATTGAATGGCAGTACATCTTCTTATTGCCACTAACCACCCAGCCGCCGTGTTGAATGAAGTGTTCTTTGCCGCAGAAATCGCAGCTAATCTTCCTGGTATCTGTCTTCTTCTTTGCCACAACGTTTTAACTCCACAACGCTACGATGCACCAGTTCCTGTGCCATGTTCAGCATTTGGGTATAGGTCATCTGCTTGAAGTATGACTCACCATGAAGGGTAAGTAGCAGCCCATTGGGATAGACTGCTACTAGGATTTGCGAATCAGAATGGGATGTTATCGTCATCTAACATAATCCGTGGCTTCTCCACGGTCTCTGCTATCTTCTTGAACCCACCCTGCCGGACGTTATCAGCGATATTGTCAGCGGCGTTGTAATCTCTGTCGATAGTACGTTCATTGATTACAATGTCCATTGACCCGTCTTCATTCTGGAACACTGAGATGCTGTGGCGTGTGTCCTTTGACAGCACCAAATCAACAGGTTCTTTGCCCTTGTACGGCTTCCAGTTTGAGTTGCCGTGTGTGGCTTTCTTGTCTGGGTCATTAGGAAATACACGAATTGTAGTCAGTTTATTTAAGGCCATTAACTTTCTCCGTTACTTAGTCTGTCCTCATGCTTCATAAACAGTTCCAGAATATGCTTGGCACGTTCTGGGCTGCGCTTCTTAATCTCTTGTATCTTGGGTTTCATCTCCTCAAACAGTCCATGAACTTTAGAAATGTGTCGTGCCTGTGTCAACTTGGACGACATATCCATGTAAAAGGCTTTGTCATACCTTTTGTTCTGTTCTTCATCATCATCATCGGAGGGTCGTTCAGCCGGAGGAGGAACGGCTTGGAGGGCATCACTCGACTCCGGCTGAGATGGTGTTGTATCATTTCTAGCAGCCTCGTCAAGATGTTTTTGCTTGCGAGGTACAGCATCCATCTCATTAGCTGATGCGTACTCACCGCCGGACAAACCAAGGCTTGCCAATGCCCGTCCGATAGCTGATGTTTCAGCATTTTCCAGCGCAGACGTGGTGTTCACATGCCCTTGGCCTCTGATTTCTTCAGCCATACCGGAACCAACTGTGATGCCATCCTTGTTTGTGACGATAGCCTTCACTACAACGCGGTGTCCATCGTCCACCAGTATTTCTGTGTCGATACCGTAGTCAGCCCCAACTGTGCGGCGAAATGCCTCAACACGATGCACAACTTGTAGGTACATCTTGCCGCCCTTTTGTTTGATAGCGTGGTCTTTGTGTAGTTCATTGACCAGCCCCATTGCCTCTTGAATTTTACTCATTTTCGTTTGCCTCTTTCTGGTAGTCTGTAATTGCTTGCATGAAAGACGCAAGCATCGTGTGCAGTTCATCAAGGCTTTTCTGCATATGTGCCATGTCTTTCTCTAAACGGTTCAGCCTCTCTTGCGTAAAGTCGATAGCCTGTGCGTGTTCCATTTCTACTTCAGTCATATTTCCCTCCTCTTTTAGTATTAGCCCGTGCGTCTATCTCTTGGCATTTTCTGCATTGCCTGTTGGACGTTAGCCTTTGCGCTATGTGTCCACGAATGCAAGGTATGCCAGTGAAATAAAACTTGGCGTTAATCTTCAATGCGTGTTCCAGTGATGTGTTACCAGCGTCTTTGAATGGTATCTCCAAAGCCTTTTTTATTTCTTCAATAGTTGGTACTTTCATTCTGCCCTCCAGGCTTGCTTGGCTATGTCTAATATTTCACGCCCGTGTCTCTGCGCAATTTCTGCGTAGTCAGGTGTGACCATGCCGAACAAGGTTTTCCAGTTACCACTAGCAGCTTTCATTAAGTTCTGAAGCACAAGCCAGCGCTGCACGACTGACTCATATGCTTCTTCTAAGACAGGCTTACTCAACATGTCACAGTTATCTGGTGTGCAGATGTTGTAGCCCTCGGCGGTGACAAACAGCAAAGCTGGTGTCAGGCCGGTACCTTTCCAGTAGACAGCTTGCTGCATGACTTGCTGCATCGTTGGTTCTGTTTTTGGCTTTGGTACGCGCCACGTTCTTGTGCCGTCTTTCTTTACTGGGTTAGCCACTGGCAGACTGCATTTAAGGTCAATCTGTCTGGTGTCGTCGGCATAATCCAAGAACATAATTGTCGGTATGTCGAGGCGGTCATCTTTAAATGTACGCTGGTACTCACCGACAAGTTCCACATTCTTGCCAAAATATTCTTCAATACCCTGCACAGCATAACGTATCATCTGAGGCACAACATCTTTGCAAGCCTCATAAACGTCAGCATCCTTACCGCCATCCCAATCCAGCGGCTTATATGTCATAAACTCTGTGGTTGCGTGTCTGATTGCCTCGTCTACTGATAAGCCCTCTTGTTGGCCTCTGACGGGTGAGTAATCGTGCAGACCAAAGTAATGGTCGCAGCCCTCTTGCACTATCTGTCCGGTACGAGGTCGGGCAGACATAGGGAAGTTCATCTTGTATTCCTTGCGGAGATACAGCTTCAAGACATTTTCATAGGTTGATTGCGTACCGCCGGATGCGCTGTTGTGATAACAGCCAAACTCCTTGCGGTAGTCTGGAATCTCATATTCCAATTAGCCCTCCATTTGACGCTTTGCGTTTTCAGATACTCTTACCTAGCACCCTGTTTACAATCTGTCAACAGTGTATTAGTATGCAGTTATGTACTTAGAAGATTACATTAAAGAACAAAGACTTAGCATGAGACGGTTTGCTAGTAAAGCTGGTTTATCTGTCTCTGCCGTGTCTCTCATTGTTCGCAATAAGCGGTTTCCAGCACCGGAAACTATGCGTAGGATATTCCTTGCAACAGATGGAAAGGTGAAGGCTGATGACTTCTTCAAACAATACCACGGACAATGATGAGTGGGTAGTCTGCCCTGAGTGTGGCGGCTGGGGTGAGTATGAGGTTGAGGTCGCTGTCATTGACCATATGAACGGCGGTTATCTGACTGAGGCAAAGGAAGAATGCGAAATGTGTGGCGGGGCTGGTGAGGTTCTCGCTGAAGACCTTGAGATGCAGATTGAGGTATTCTTAGAAGGTGGTGATGGCTATCACTAGGTTAGTTTGCCGTTATGCGCTGGCAGATGAACCAGTGCCGGATGGTTGGGAATGTAAGCCAATACAGGGATGGCACGGTGCTGAAGGCCGTGTGATATGGAGTAGGAAAGTGACAAATTCTAGGCAAAAAGGTGCATCCTTTGAACGTGAGATTGCCAACAAGATATATGATGCAACAGGGATTGAGGTGAAGCGAGACCTAGAACAGTACCGCGCCTCTGACCACGGGGATTTGATTGGCTTTCCAGGATGGACGATTGAATGCAAGCGGTATAACAGCCACGGGTCTATCTATTACAAGAAGGAATGGTGGCAACAGGTAGTCAATGCCTCGTTATCAACTGCCACCCAGCCCGTTCTCATTTACAAGTATGACAGGCAACCTATTTGCTGCGTGGTCTTTCTCTCCAGCATCAATGCTGACTATGCTGGCAAGGACGACACGGCGATTATCCCGTTTGAGACTTGGTGTATGCTGGCATCTGAATCATTGTGTGATTAGGGCCATAGAAATCCTCTGGCATTTTGTTGCCTTTGGCTAGGTTTTCCTCTGCTGTAATGATTTGTAGGTTCCACGGTACGTTTAGGCCGCAGATTGTTTTACCTTGTAAAGGGTAATAGTGGTCAACGTGGTGTTCGATGCCGGTGTTTTGCGATAGTCTATTCCGTAGCGCATAAATTTTCTGTATGTCTTTTATTACGACCCATTTCGGAGTGGCTTTTTTCATCTGCTTTTTACTGCGTGAACTATATGCAGCGTACATGTCTTTATTTTCCAAATAGTGCTTTCTCATATTAGCAAGCATTGTCTGTTTGTTTTCCTTGTAATACTTGCGGCATTTAGCCCTTTGTTTTTCAGCCCAAACGTAATCTTTGCGCCTTTCTTTGAAGTATTCCGACAGCTTTTTCTTATTTTGTTTGCGCCACTTTTCTAGGCGCTTTTTAGTTTCTGGCATTTCATTTCTTAATTGTAAGCAATCAGCACAAGAATTATTGCTTGTGTACCTACTGCACACATGACCACGCTTGCACGGTTTTCCCGTAAAGTAGTGCCTAAGACCTTTTTCTTTTGCCTCTTGTTTTGTGATTATCTGCATCGGAAACCCTCCATTTCAATGCTTTATCATTTTGTGGTTGACAGCTTTTTTCTGCTTTGTATAATCCGCATTAGCGGAGTTTTATAAAACTTGCTATGCTAAACTTGCTAAATAAAACCTGATTGTTGATATAAAAAATCTGGACGTTAAACTTGCTAAGCCTAGCAAGTTTTATATAACTTGCTAAGCATAGCACCCGTTTCTCTCCTATTTTTCTTCTATGATTGCATCATACAAATCAGCCACGCGATTTGCGTCTTTTTTAAACTCCTCCATTGCAGCATCAATCAATTCGGGTTCAGAAAACCCCAACGAATTCTCTGCTTGCTTGCGCGACACATTGAAAGCCTTTCCTACTGCCATACCGCTGCCGTTTCTCTCCCAAGCAATCAGGTCTACGTTGTAGGTTTTGCCTGAGTGGTGCTTTGTTATCCTTACTTCATACATTTTATTTCTCCTCCAATTCGATAGCTTCCAAAGCCATCTCTATAACCCGACTTATCGGGGTTTCTCCCATCTCATAAGCCTGAATACTACGACGAGACAATCCCAGCCTTTCAGCAAATGTTTGCTGCGTGTAACCAAGAAATTCGCGCCTCTGTTTAAACTCCGCTGGTGTCATCATCAATCCTCTAGCCCCATTGGCTGCTTTCTTAGCAATTCTTCTCGCATGCTATCGGTGATTGTGGCAACGCCGCAATCTAGCAAGTCCATGTCGTATTGATGGATAAGGTTACGCATTTGGGTTTGTGCTTTCTCTGCGGAGTCGAAGCACTCCCATTTCTGAACCTCGGTGGCCTGGCCTACCGCATTGCTGCGGTAAGCTATGGTTGCAAATACTAGATACATGGTTAAACCTCCTTTAATTCCCATTCATGGCAATGCCACATTGTTCTGCCTTCATCATCCTTTGGCGGTTCTATGCTTGCCGATTTTCTGATATTGTCTCGCGTCTTTCTCAACCGCTGCAAATCAGAAAACCAGAAATCGCCTTCGCATTCATCCATATTTGATAGCATGGCATTGATTGCGTTGTGTATGTCCAGCAATTCATTCCTAGCTTTGTCTACTAGAAACCGCATTGCTTCGTTTGTCGCCTCCAGTTCATGTTCAAGTGCATCAATTACTTGGTTCAATTCTTCCATTTGTTTTTTAGTAGCCATTGTTTAACCCTCCAATTCGATAGCAGATACTGTTTCTGCTGTTGATATGATGCCGCCGGTCAATGCTGCCCATTCGCCTTCGGCCTTGCTTTGTGCAGACTCGGTGCAATCTGCCTCTACAATTACAGTTCTTTCCACTGTACCGATTACGATTACTTGATATTGTGCCATTGTTTAACCCTCCAAATTAAAGTGGTGTTTCTCTAGTGATATGGTCATTACATAACCCCTTGCATCCTTTAGCCCTACCTCATAGATAAATTCGCCGTTTCTCTGCAAATCATCGTCAAGGCTTGCGCTGCGGTTTATTTCCGATGCTATACCGCTTGCCCATAGGTCAAAAACCTGCGGGTTATAATCTTGATTGTTATCAATCCAATCCTGAATGTGATAAACGCCCTCTTTGTTTACTGTTGCCATGGTTTAGCCCTCCTTACCCTGCATTAATGCGTTATGACGCAACACCATTGCCGCAAAACACGCACCGGCACTGTCGCCTGATGCTATGAATTTGCCGTTTATCAAAAGCGAATATCCATAGTTGTCTTTAACTATTTCGTATCCGTGTGGCATTTTAATTGTTTTAGCCATTTTATACCCTCCTATGATTAATGGCGATTTAAAGGCCGCTGACAGGCTTTCGCCCGTCAATGGTAGTCTGTTAGGGTTTTGCCCATTAGCGGGCTAGGTAAGCCGCTAGGGCGTACCATGTATAGCTTTTGCTGTTCTCTATGCCGAATAGCCAAAGCCAATCTATAAAGCCCATAAGCAAGGCAATCGTTCCGATTACGCACAAGGCATCAAATGCTTTTTGAGTCATTGGTTACACCTCGCCGCGCAGGTCAAAGATTGCAATTAGCTGATGCCATGGCCTAAACTCGCCTATTGAACGGCGCAAAATGTATGCTTCAGCCATCCACATTTTATAGCGTTTACTGCTTTCGGTTTCGTAAAACTCGGCCTGTTTTTCGGCAAAGATTATGCTTTTGATTGTGTCGCGTAACATTATAAAACCCTCCAGTTTTGCGGATGCATTACATAGCGGTCGAAAAATGCCTTTTCCAGCCTTTTGTATTTGCTAGGTTTGCCGCCGATATATTGGTCAAGCCAGCGGCGTCCGTTCTTGTCCGTTCTGGCATAACGTGCAGCCAGCCAAGCATTGATAGTTAGATATTTATCGGCGTTTATGTTGTGTGTTTTACGCATGACTGCCCCCTAGTTTAGATTTACCAGCTGGATTTCTCCGGCCTTGATTGCTTTTAATGTCTCGGCTTTATTCATGCCTAAGAATTGGTTGCGATATTTGCCGGTAGTTGTTGAATAATCCCAATAGTAGGAATCCAGATAAGTTTTGCCAGTCTTATAACATTTCTTAGCTATTGCGCTTTTGTATGACTGGAAAACTTCGCTATCATCGGTTTCGATGATGAACTGGTTTTTAACTGGATTGCCGCTTGACCGGCTGACGATGTTGCGAACTTTTAGCATTGTTTAACCCTCCAAGGTTGCTTCAATAAGTGGTGCGAAAAATGTAAACAGGCCGATAACAGCCAATGCCAGCGGAAAGAACAAGCCTGATTGAAAGCCTGTAATGGCATCCATGACCGATGCCAGCATCATTACAAGGCCGATAATCATAAGCAGAATGTTATTGAACATTGTTAAACCTCCATACCATCTTGTTTCAATGCAGCAAGCAATTTGTTTGTGGTTTTCTTTGACATTGAACGATTGAACAAGGCGCGCATATAACCCTTGTAGGCATCAACATTGCCAGCGGCTAAATGCTTGCGTGCTGTTTGAATGTGTCTGTCTATTGTCATTTTGTAACCCTCCAAGGTTCGTTGTGTTAATTGCTAGATAGCGCAGTAACTGCGCCATGTCAACAGCAAAATATAAAAAAAGTTTACACATGGCAAAAAAGTTTGTTTATATATATAAGTGTGGCAAGCGTTGAATTTGTTTGAGATTTGTTTTTGGGAAGGTTGGTTTTGTATTTCAAAACACGCACAACGCACGAAAGATATCGCGCTGCAATGCATGGCGGCAAGGCTAACAGATGAATAAAACAACGTCAACAATGCTGCCATATATAGGACAGCAGCACTGACATACATAGGACAGCAATGCTTACCTTGTTGCAGTCAGGACACAGTGTGACATTTGTGCCACAGTCAAAGGCATGGGGGGGCATGTTTTCGAGGCGGTACACCCGACAGCGACCGGCCAGCTTTATATATGTTAAATAGACATATTCAACACACACCCAGAGGTAACGATGACCAAACTAACAAAGCAGAGAACCGACATAATCATATCCAGCTTGGCAGACGGGCATAGCATTGTGGACGTGTGCGAGGCCACAGGCGTGTCTAGGACGGCCTTCTACCAGCGTTGCAAGCGGGATGAGGCATTTGCTGCGGCGGTGAAGGAGGCACAGCAGCAGAGTGCTGAGAAGGCGCTAGAGGAACTGGATACGTTGTATGGCGATGCCCTTCACGGCAGAAAGGATTATAACCCTCATGTGTTGCGGGATTATGCCCATCATGTGCGCTGGAAGGTGGGTAAGGTGTTGCCTGAGAAGTTTGGTGACAGTAAGAACCGTGCTGGTGTAGAGGTTAGTGACGGAACCGTGCGCATCCTTTGGGAGACTGACAGTGGCAGCAATTAAAATTCCTTACAAGCCTAGACCTTTACAAGCAGAGATGCACAATAGTTTGAAGCGTTGGAATGTGCTTGTGATGCACAGACGCTTTGGCAAAACGGTCTGGGCGGTAAATGAATTGATTAAGAAAGCCCTTACTTGTGAGTTACCACGGCCTAGAGTTGCTTTTGTGGCACCTACTTTTACCCAAGCCAAACGTATTGCTTGGGATTATGTGAAGTATTATGCCGGAGTGATACCAGGTGTTTCTTTCAATGAGACAGAATTACGGGTGGACTTTCCCAATGGTGGCAGATTGATGTTGCTGTCGGCTGAGAACCCTGACTCTTTGCGTGGTATTTATTTGGACATGTGTGCTTTCGATGAGTTTGGCATGCAGAACCCAAGGGTATGGGGGGAGGTTGTTAGACCGGCACTGTCTGATAGAGAGGGTGCGGCTATCTTTTTAGGTACACCGGCAGGGCATAATCATTTTTATGATTTGATGCAGACAGCTATTAGCGAGGTGGAGAACGGGTCTGACCAGTGGTATCACAAGACGGTCAAGGCTAGTGAGAGTGGGCTGGTTAAGGAGGAGGAACTTGCCGCTGCCCGTGCGCAGATGACACCGGAACAATATGAACAGGAATATGAATGTTCGTTCACGGCGGCTATTATTGGTGCTTATTATGCGAAGCTGTTAGCTGCGGCTGACGATGATGGCAGGGTGACACGGATACCTTATGACCCTATGTACCCTGTGCATACCGCTTGGGATTTGGGTATCAATGATTCCACAGCTATTTGGTTTGCGCAGATATTCCGTGGCGGTGCGGTTAATGTGATTGATTATTATGAGAGTAGCGGGGTTGGCTTAGACCATTACGCTGACATTCTTAGCAAGAAGGATTACACCTATGGAGACCATCTAGCCCCGCATGACATTGAGGTGCGTGAGTTAGGCAGCGGTAGGTCTAGGCTAGAGACTGCTTATACGCTGGGTATTAAGTTTCGTGTAGTTCCAAAGATGAAGGTAGCTGATGGTATTAACGCTGCACGGATGCTGATACCTAAATGTTATTTTGATAAGGATAAGTGCCATGAAGGTTTGGAATATTTACGGCAGTACAGGCAGGAGTTTGACGAGAGGCGTAAAGTATTCCGCGACCATCCGTTGCACGACTTTACCAGCCACGCGGCTGATGCTTTTAGATATTTGGCGGTTGGTCTGGAGAATAGAAGCAACTTTACCAAGCCTCCCCAGCAAGTTGCCCAAATGGATTACAACCCGTTTACGCTATGAGTAAGTCAGTTGATGTAGATGCAATCAAACGATTGCTTGATGGCAGCGATTACCACGGCTGGTGGGGCGTTGAGGAGGTGGAGAAATATATCCGCACCCCTATGATGCTAGACCAGTATATAGTTCTGCGCGATGAGAACGACCAGCCCGCTGTGTTTGCAACTTGGGGTTTCCCTAACTATAGGCACATAGTTTACTATACGGAAGAACTTGAGTTCCCTGTTTCTGGGTACGATGGCGGCGGTGCGTTACCTTGGCTGATTGACTTTATTGCGCCAGGAGGAAAGCGTAATATTGCTTTAGGTTTCAGAAAAATGAAAAGTGTGTTATCTAATAAGGGTTATAACAAAGCATTCTGGCTTCGCACTGAAACCCAGAAGCTAGGTTTCCATGAGTGGGGTAATTAAAATGGGTGCTGCGAGGCAATTATTTTCAAATCCAGAGTTGATGGCAAAGCTGAAAGATGCTTCTAAAAAAACAGACAGAGACGCTGCCATGACTGACATTGCAAGTGACTTAGCGCTTAACATGGGCATTCCAAAAGAAAACCAGAACGTAGTCATTTCTGGCGATGCCAAGGCTGCGCCAACACCAGTCGCACCTTCACCAGAAGGAACAACGTTGTCAAATATGAGTAAGCAGCGCCGCAAGCGTGGCGGTACAATTATGGAAAGCAGCGGCCTGATTATTTAGGAATAGGAGTATCTAATATGGGTTCAGTAAAAAAAGCAGTTAAGAAACTGGAACGTGGCGTAAAGAAATACGTCGTCAAGCCAGTTGGTGAAGTTGTTGAAGAAGTAATCGAAAAGCCATTCAAGAAAGTGGCTGACGAAACTTTTGATGTGGTTATGAACACTGACAAAGAAGAACGCCGCGCAATGCTATACGGCGCACCAGAAGCACCAGCGACGACACCAGAAGTTACGCCAGAGGTAACGCCGGAAGTTGTACCTGACGAAACAGTGCTTGGTCGTGGCACTCGCCGCACTAAAGGCAAACGTGCTGGTGCGGCTGGCACTTTGATGGAGGGCTACGGTGTAGCCTACGCAACGCCTAGCGCAAAATCACCAACAGGGGGTCAGTAATGTCTTTTCTGAAGCCAAAAGTATATGTTCCACCAGCGCCACCACCACCACCTCCACCAGCACAGGCGGGTGAAGAAGATACACAACGCGCAGCGGCAATGGCTGAAGAAGCGACAATGCGGGCTAGAAAGCGTAAAGGCGCTGGGTCTACCATTGTTGCTGGTGCTTTAGGTCAACAAACCGGAACCACTGGTGGCGGCGGCGCACCTACATTATTGGGGTAATACATGCAAGATTTCGTTAAGGGCTTAGTAAAGCGGTACGAATACCTTAAAGGCCGTAGAGATAACTGGGATACGCATTATCAGGAACTAGCTGATTACATGCTGCCCCGCAAAGCGGATATTGTTCGTAAGCGTAGCCGTGGCGAAAAGCGCATGGAACTTATCTTTGACGGTACTGCACTCCAGGCCGTTGACTTGCTTGCTGCTAGTTTGCACGGAATGCTGACCAGCGGTGCTACGCCTTGGTTCATGCTGGACATGAAAGACGAGAATATCGGGCGTGACGATGACGTGCGAGAGTGGCTACAAGATACTAGCCAGCGTATGATGCGGGCTTTTGGTCAGTCAAACTTTGAAACTGAAGTCCATGAAATGTATGTGGACTTGGTTGTGTTTGGCACAGGCTGTATGTTTGCTGAGATTGACGACGGTAATCTGCGGTTTAGCACACGCCACATTTCTGAGTTCTATGTGCAAGAAAACCAATTCGGGATTGTAGACACAGTATTCCGTCTTTACAAAATCCCAGCGCGTCAGGCTGTGCAACGGTTTGGCATAGACAACGTGACGGACTACATTCAAAAGATATTCAAGAATAAGCCGGACGAGGAAATTGAAATCCTACACGCTGTAGTGCCACGAATTAACCGTGACCCTAACAAGCGAGACAATAAGAACATGCCATTCGCATCGTTCTATATTGATATGCAAACCAAGGGGCTGCTTTCTGAAAGCGGTTTCCAAGAGTTCCCGTACATTGTCCCACGATTTTTAAAGGCGACTGGTGAGACAATGGGGCGTTCCCCAGCGATGGTTGCGTTGCCTGACGTTAAGATGCTTAATCTTATGTCAAAAACAATCATCCAAGCTGCGCAGAAACAAATAGACCCTCCCTTACTTGTTCCTGACGATGGTTTCCTCTTGCCCATTCGTACGCAGCCTGGGGGATTGAATTTCTTTAGAAGCGGTACACGCGATATGATTACGCCGCTAAACACAGGTGCGAACATTCCTATCGGTCTAAGCATGGAAGAACAGCGCCGCACAGCAATCCGTTCAGCCTTCTATGTTGACCAGCTTCTTAGTGGACAGTCACCTAACATGACCGCGACAGAGGTTGTTCAAAGGCAAGAAGAACGCATGCGGGTGATTGGCCCCGTGCTGGGAAGATTGATGAACGAAATGCTACGTCCTTTGATTGACCGTGTATTTGCTTTGATGCTTCGTTCAGACATGCTTGCACCGCCACCGGAAATCCTACAGGGGCGTGATGTGGATATTGAATATGTATCACCGCTTGCCCGTGCGCAGAAATCAAGCAGCCTCAACAGCACAATGAAGGCACTTGAGATATTAATGCCACTATCACAATCACTTCCAGTTGGCGACCATATTGATGCCGACGGATTGGTAAAGCATGTTACCGATGCACTAGGCGTTCCGAAATCAGCATTGAGGTCAGAACGTGAGGTTCAACAGGTTAGAGAGGAACGTGCAGCGCAACAACAGGCGCAGATGGAGATGATGCAAGAACAGCAAGATGTCCAGAATGTAGCCCAGATAGCGCAAGCGTCCAGGATGGTTAGTAAGTGACACCTGAGATTGAAAAGCTAAAAGACCTTTACAGACAAACATTTAACAGCGAGAGTTCAGTTAAAGTGTTAGCTGATTTAGAGGCACGGTGTAATTATCGTGCTTCTAGTTATGTGGCTGGCGATGCCAATGCCACAGCATTCGAGGAAGGGAAACGTGCTGTTATCCTTCATATCCACAATATGATGAAAGAGGAGTAAACATGTCATTGGAAAACGCCGAACAGGTAGCCCAGCCAGAAGCTGCGCCTATGATGGAAACCCCATCAGAAGTAGCGTCAGGCGGGTCTGGTAACGAGTTTCTAAACATGATACCAGAAGAACTACGCCAGCATCCTAGCATTTCGCCTATCAAGGATGTTGAAAACCTAGCCCGTTCATATGTTAACGCGCAAAGATTGATTGGTGCTGACAAGATAGCAGTTCCAGTCAACCCAACAGATGAAGACTTAGACCGTATTTACGACCGCCTAGGCCGTCCAGAGACACCAAAGGATTACAGCTTCGATGTTGATGGAAACGTAATTACTGAAGAATTAGCAGCAAATTACGCAGATGTTGCGCACAAACTGCGCTTGACACCTGACCAAGCCAAGGGTGTTCTTGATTACTACAGAAGCACAGTTGAACAGGAAGGTGCGCAGTCTCTTGAATTAGCAGAGGTTGCCAAGGAACAAACTGTGCAGTCATTGCGGCAAGAATGGGGTAGGGCTTTTGACCAAAAGGTTGAAGCGGCTGCGCGAGTAGCACAAGAGTTTGCAGACCCTGAGATGTTTAACATCACTTTAGCAGATGGTTCAAAGCTGGGCGACAACGCTGAGTTTATTAAAGCATTTGCAAAAATCGCAGATTTCAGGCAATCTGTGACCAGTGAAGACACTGTTGCAGAAATGTCACAGTCAAGCGTAATGACACCAGCTACAGCGCAAGCTGAGATTGATGCCATTATGAATGATAAGTCTCATGCTTATTGGGATAGAAAGAACCCGATTGCAAGACAGAAAGCTGTGGAACGTATGCAACATTTGATGGAACAGTTACATGGATGAGGAACTGACCATCACAGATATTCGGCTTGAATGCCTACGATTAGCTGTCGAGTTCGGTAGCGGTCGTGATGTACTCAAGCCGCACTTACTCGCAGATACTTACTTCGAGTGGGTGATGCAGGGTAGCGAGGCGACTCGTCCTGATGACGACCAGAAAGATGGTGGCCTTAAGTCGGCTGAAAAGACCAGGAGTGTCCGTAAGGGTAGCGCACCGAAAAGCGTTCAAATGTAACCCCGTGTAAAGAAGGAGTGACAAGATATGTCAACCCAAGTAACCACGGCATTTGTCCAGCAGTATTCTGCAAACGTGCAGATGCTATCGCAGCAGATGGGTTCCCGTCTGCGTGATGCGGTGCGCGTAGAGAATATGACTGGTAAAAATGCCTTCTTTGACCAGGTTGGTAAGGCAACAGCGCAGAAGCGCACAACTCGCCATGCCGACACACCACAGATTGATACCCCACACGCACGTCGTCGGGTGTCACTCGTAGACTATGAGTATGCAGACCTGATTGATGACCAGGACAAAGTACGCATGCTTATCGACCCAACATCAGCATATGCACAAGCTGCTGCCGCAGCTATGGGCCGCGCAATGGACGATGAAATCATCGCCGCTGCACTTGGCACAGCATTTACTGGTGAAACTGGTTCAACCTCAACAGCCCTGCCAGCCGCACAGCAAATTGCTAACGGCGGTGCTGACATGTCACTTGCAAAGTTGCGTCAGGCTAAGAAGATTCTTGACCTGTCAGATGTTGACCCATCTATCCCACGCTACCTCGCATGTGGCCCTGACCAGATTGAAGCACTCTTGGCTGACACAAACGTCACCTCAAGCGACTTCAACACTGTGAAGGCACTTGTTCAGGGTGAAGTCAATCAGTTCATGGGCTTCAACTTCATTGTAACCAATCGTCTAGCTAAATCTGGTGACATCCGTTCATGCTTTGCATGGGCAGAGGATGGTCTTGCATTGGCAGTAGGCCGTGACGTAATGGCGCGCATTGATGAACGTAACGACAAAGGTTACGCGACTCAGGTGTACTATTGCATGTCAATCGGTTCTACCCGTATGGAAGAAGAAAAAGTCGTCCAGATTGACTGCGACGAAGCTGCTTAAGGGAGTGATGTGAAATGGCTACTGTATACTCAACACAGCGCACTAATTCACGCGCAACCCCTGTAGTGATGAACAAGACCAACGAAATGGGTGGTCGGGTTCGTGTTGCACATGGTGTTTACGAAGCGTCTGCCCTACCGGCTGATGACGTCATTGAAATGTTCCGTCTCCCAGACGGCGCACGGATTCTGACAGGTTCACTGGCGCATGACGCGCTTGGTGCATCAACTCAGTTGTCTGTAGGTCATGGTGCTTACGCAAACGCTGACGGCACAACTGTTGCTTTGGACGCAGATGAGTTCAAGGCCGCAGCTTCATCAGCCAGCGCCGCTAAAGCAGACATTGCTGCTACACTGGCACTTGGTTCAGGTATCGAAATTGATGCCGACGATGAAGGCTATCCAGTCACAGTTACCTTGACTGGCGCAGCCGCTACAGGAACGATTGAACTGACAGTTCTCTACGTTGTAGACTAAATAATGTGGGGGCGGTTCGCCGCCCCCATACAACCCATCATGCTGGAGGGCGATATGATGAAACCGTGCGGCGATTTTCGCTGGGATTTAGAAGTTGGTCAAATAGCCGAAAGGTGGCTAGGCGAAGTATTAGATGGAAATACAATAGAGGTTAAAAGAGATTTTAAGGCTTTAGAAACTGGGAATGTTTATGTGGAATACCATTGCTGGGGAAAGCCAAGCGGAATATCAATATCACAAGCAACACATTGGGCATTCGTATTTGATGATGAAACTGTGGTATTATTGCCTACAGAAAAGTTAAAGATTATTGCAAGGGAAGCATATAGACAACGAGGCCCGTTCAAGGGTGGGGATAGCAACGCAAGTCTCGGCGTACTGGTTAGAGTTGAAAGGTTACTAAATCATGCCCTCAGTTGTTGATATATGTAATGAAGCGTTGGACTTACTCGGCGCAGCAACCATTACATCTCTTACGCAAAACTCCAAAGAAGCTAGACTGTGTAACCGTAACTATGAACTGGTGCGGGATGCTGTGCTACGCGCACATCCTTGGAATACGGCGGTGACACGGGCAGAACTAGCGCAAGACACCGCAACACCAGCTTTCGGATTTACTTACCAGTATACATTGCCAACAGAACCGTTCTGCTTACGAGTTCTGTCATTCTGGGATTCAAACGTAAATAGCGATATAGCGGCTTATGATAGCAATGTCATGTATAAGATTGAAGGACGCAAAATCCTGTCAAACCAAGGCACATGCAGAATTGTGTATGTTGGTCGCATTGAAGACACAGAACAATATGACTCGCTGCTTTCGTCAGCAATCGCACATCGTCTAGCCGCTGAGACGGCTTACGCAATTACAGGCAGCGGTACTGTCGCGCAAACTATGAACGCATTATATGAACAAAGATTAAGAGAAGCCAAGTCTATTGACGCTATGGAAGGTTATCCAGAACAGCCTCAAGCCGACACATACACCAACATCAGGTTCTAAGCATGGCGCGTGTATCCTCCATTATCACCAACTTTCGCACTGGTGAAATATCTCCAAAGCTAGAAGGCCGCATTGACTTACAAAAGTACAATGAAGCTGCCCAGACATTGAACAATATGATTGTGTATCCGTCAGGCGGCGTTACACGGAGACCAGGCACATACTTTGCTGGACGCACAAAAGACGGCGGTAAGGTCAGGCTGATTGATTTTGAGTTCAGCGATGAACAGGCATATATCCTAGAGTTTGGCGCTAACTATATTCGGTTCTACAGAGATGGTGGTCTGCTAACAAGCAATTCACAAAACATCACAGCGGCTACACAATCTAACCCTGTGGCTGTGACGATTAGTTCACATGGTTACATAACAAACGACAGGATATTTATCAGTAATGTTTCCGGCATGACTGAGTTGAATAACCGTGAATTTGAAACTATCCAATATTACGAAATTGATTTTACTAGCCTATCTGGGGCGTATCTGGCTGGGGAAACAATAACAGGCGGCACATCAGGTGCGACTGGAACGTATGTTTCTGATGACGGCACTACAATGCTTTTGGAATCTGTATCTGGCAGTTTTGTGTCTGGTGAGACATTGACTGGTGGCACAAGTACCGAAACATCAACTTCTACTAGCGTTGATTCTATATCAGACCAGTTTGGCCTTTTGGGTATAGATGGTACTGCGTTTAATGCTTATGTTAGCGGCGGCACTGCATCCGATATTGTTGAGGTGGCGACTACATATTCGGTCACGGACATATTTGAAATTAACCACGCACAGTCTGCTGATGTATTGTACTTGGCACACAAAGACCACGCCCCTGCCAAGCTAACACGCACAACAGCTACCAGCTTTACGCTAACTGACATTGATTTTACTGACGGCCCTTACCTTGACGAGAATGACACGACAACAACTTTGTATGCGTCAGCCCAGACTGGAAGTGTAACGATTACAGCATCGGCAGCATTGTTCACCGCAGCGGATGTTGGGCGTTACATCAGGTTCCGTGAGGTGCTTGAAATTGAACATGATGAGTGGGCGGCAAGCACCAGCTATGCTAATGGTGTATCTGTACGTTATAATGGACATGTGTATACTCAGGTAACAGGTTCTACCCAAACATCTGGGAACACACCGCCAGTACACCTAGAAGGCACAGAAACATATGGTTCGATTGCTTGGCGTTACGACCATGATGCTACAGGTTACGTTGAAATAACTGCTTTCACAAACTCAACAACGGTTACGGCTACAGTAAAAGAAGACTCATTTGGGAATAGCAACTTGCCTGACCACGTTATCGGTTCTGGCAATGCTACAAAGAAATGGTCACTAGGTGCATTCGGTGGCGACCAAGGCTACCCAAAAGCAGTAGGCTTCTATGAACAACGCCTATACTTTGCTGGTACTACAGGCCAGCCGCAGACTGTATTTGGTTCTGTTAGTGCAGACTTTGAGAACCACACGCCTGGCACGAATGATGACGATGCAGTAAACCTGACGATTGCGTCAGACAAGGTGAATGTTATCCGGCATTTGCTTCCAGCGCGTTTCTTGCAAATCCTAACCACAAGCGCAGAATTTACGCTATCAGGTGGCACAGGTGCTACGCCAGTTACGCCAACAAACGTAAACGTGCTGCGTGAGACGACATTCGGTTGTTCAGAGGTAAGACCGCTACGGGCTGGCAACAGCACCATCCTTATCCAGAAGGGGCAAGAGAAGGTGAAAGAGATTACCTTTGACTTGGACACTGATGGATTGTTGGGTATCGACTTGAGTATCCTGGCTGACCATATCCCCCGTGGTGGTCTGATTGACATGGTGTGGCAACAGGAACCAGAACTTATTGTGTGGTTTGTTCATAATGACGGGCGGCTAATCGGACTAACATATGACCGTGCTAACGCGGCTATCGGCTGGCATGACCATGACATTGGTGGCAGCGGCATTGTTGAGAGTGTTACGGCTATACCATCAGGTGCAGAAGACCAAGTATATGTGTCTGTAAGGCGCACTATCAATGGTGCTACTGTGCGTCATGTTGAGTATCTGAAGCCTATTGAGTTTGGCGATGATGTTGAGGATGCGTTCTACTTAGACAGCGGTTTGACATACGACGGTTCAGCTACAACCACCATTAGTGGACTAAATCATTTAGAGGGTGAAACTGTTTCCATCCTAGCAGACGGTTCTACACACGCTGATAAAGTAGTGTCTGGCGGGCGGGTTACATTAGACCGTTCAGCATCTAAGGTGCATTTGGGCTATGGATACACGTCTACCATTGAGACGCTGCGGCTAGAGGCTGGCGCTGACGACGGTATCGCCCAAGGTAAGATTAAACGTATTCATGGCGTGACTGCGCGGTTCTTTAAGACAGTCGGCGCAGAGTTGGGGCCAGACCTCAACAACCTAGACAGACTACCATTCCGTGATAGCAGCATGGCTATGAACCAAGCCGTGCCGTTGTTCACAGGCGACAAAGAGATTTATTTTCCATCAGGGTATGAGACAGATGCACGGGTTATTGTGCGGCAGTCACAGCCATTGCCTATGACTGTGCTGGCTATCATGCGGAGGTCAAACACTTTCGATGCTTAGGATTGTGCCATTTAACTCTAGCCTTGTTAATAGCATTGAGACTGACTTTGAGTTTCCAGAAAGCATGCGGGCTGCGTTTGACAACGGCAAACAGGTTATTGGCTATGCTGTGATGGGCGATGATGAGGTTGTAGCTGTCGGCGGCATACATGAGATGTGGGATGGTGTTGGCGAGGGCTGGGTAATCCTGTCCAAGCATGCGCCGAAATGGAAGCTGTCACTAGCTAGGTATGCTAAGACACTGTTTAGTAGTATACTGGCGACAACGAATTTACATCGTGTGCAAGCTAGTATTCACACGGGCGACCCAGAGGCGATTAGGTTTGCCAGATGGATGGGATTTGAAGATGAAGGTGTTATGTATAAATTTGGGCCAGACGGTAGTAACTACTATCGCATGGCAAGGGTGATGTGATGGAAGCATCAACAATGGCACAAGGGGGTTCCATTCTAGGTGGAGTCTTAGGTTTCAAAGGTAATCAGGCGGCGGCAAAGCAAGCAAAGGCTACGGCTGAGTATAATGCAAAAGTTGCTGAAAATGAGGCGATACTTTTACAGCGTCGCAAGACCACTGAAGAAGCAAATATGCGCAAGGCTTCTGAACGTGTAGTTGCCACACAGCGGGTAACTACAGCGGCATCAGGGGTTGAACTAGCGGGAAGCACATTAGATGCTATAGCTGATTCTTTCTTCAATACTGAAATGGATGCGTTAAACATACAGTATGCTGCTGATGTGGAACAGGCAGCTAAAGCGTCAGAGGCTGCGTTGACTAGGGCGACTGGCAGGGCTAAAGCATCTGCCTACAAGCTAGCATCATATCAATCTTTGTTGGCTGGCGGCACTCAAGCTGCAACCATAGGTGCGTGAGGAAGTAATGCCAAAAATACCAGTATATGAAAGACAACAAACAGAACTCGCCGCTGGGTCATTGGGGCCACGGGCGGGTGCTGGCTTTGAAGCCCCTGGTCAAGCACTTTCTAGCTTTGGAAAGCAGCTTGGCGACATTGCTTTCAGATTTGGCATGGCTGAGAAAGAAGCCGAGACAGAAAAGTTTGCCAATGAAGCAAAGACGTTTGCAAACCAACAGTTAAATAATTTCACTAATGAAAACGAAGCAACAACAGTTGCTGATTACCAGTCAGATGCGAAAGCATTTGCAGATAAACTGCGCCAGCAAAAATTAGAACCCCTTAGAGATAAGCTGACTAAAAATCAGTTCCGCAAAGTTGAGTCCGAATTTAATAACCAAGTCGCAGCCAAGATAGCTACTGGCAGTCAACAAGCATTTCAGAAGCATCAAGCAATCCGTGTCAGTCAAGTTGAACAGACAATTCAAGACACAATGTCACAGATGAGAGGCTTAGACCCATCTAGCGACTTGTATCAGCAACTACAAAAAAATCTTGATGCTGGCTTTGATAGATGGGCTGCGCAAGGTTTAAGAATTAGGTACAACAAAGGTAATTACAGGAAAGAACTATCTGCCAGCAGCTTTGAAGTACAACTAAACGGTGCGAAGTCGCAGTCAGACATAGATAAAATGCGCAGCACATTAGAGGCTGACCGCGCAAATATGTCAGCGCAAGATTATGCCACAAGAACAACCGCAATTATTGCCCAAGAAAAAGTCGTAGATGATTTACAGGTCAATGCTGCCTATGAACAGATTGTAAATGAGTCACAAGAAGCATTCTTGGATATGAAAGAGATTGATGAAACCAACCCTAATTCGGCTGTATCTAAAATTAGGCGTGGGGAATCCATTGAGATAACAAACAATGCCGGAGAAACAGTTACTGTAGACTTCAAAACAATGAAGCCACGGAACAGAGACTTCTTGATACAGAAAATAAAAGCGCGCCACACCTCTGACAAGTCTGCAACATTAAGCGCAAACTTGAATGCCATAGACGCACAAGTTCAGGATATGCCATTAGCTGATTTAAAGACTATGGAAAATCAAGTAACAAGCACTGATGAAAAAGGTGCATTTGTTATTGCGCCTGATATCAAGGATTTCAATGACAGGCAAGTAATAAAACGCCTTATCAATGCTGAAATAGCAGAACGCGCTACCAGAGTTATAGGTGAATCGGCAGCGGCTGAACGCGAGTTGGTTGCTAAAGTCAATGTTAATGACGGTGTAATGACCGACGAAATGCAGACTGAAGCTGCGCGAATAGCGACAAATCTAAGGAACGCAGAACAGTTCGCAGCGGCTGATAAGTTTGAGTTAGAGATAGCGTCATCATCTGCCGCATCAAGCATATTCAAGGGCATAGAGTTTTCTAGTGCTGAAAAGCAACGGGCTGCGCTTAGTGAAGCGTACAAAGGCAGAGGTACAGCCCAAGGTGCAAGAACCTACGAATTACTACAAGAACGCATCGGGGAACGAGACAAGTTAATAAAAAATGATTTTGTGGGGTACTACCAAAGAAAAAATCCAGGCAAGGAAACTACGCCTAATGAACTCATACAGATGCAAATCAAAATGGGTATACCTCCGTTAGACGCGCGTGTGGCAAGTAACGCTGAATTAAATGCGTTTAAGGCTGCGTATGACGCGGAAGAATCTTACGATGGCAAGGCCAAGATTATGGACGAGTTCCTTAATAGCTATGGCGAAAACCAAAACAGAGTAATGCGCCACTTAACGACCACGGGGCAAATTAGCCTCGCGCAAAATGTGGCGGCTAGTGACCCTACAAACGTAAACATGAAGGCTGTTCTTGCTGGCAACACAGCGGAAGGCAAGAAAGAGTTTCAAGATAAAGTTGCAAAAAGCGATATAGACGACATAAAGGCTGAAACCGCCACTATGATGAAGGAGTATTCTTCTAGCATCATCGGAGGTATTACTGACGATGTTCTTGGCGGGGGTATGAGTCAAGGCAGGGCGAGTCATGTATTAGAAATGCGAGACATTGTATCTAACACAGCGGCGTACATTAAAGCTGTAAGCCCAGATATTACTTCAAGGAAGGCTGTGGAAATTGCTTATAATACAGTTGTTGGCAACAAGTTTGTATTCACCGAAATAAACAAATCTTCACTAAGAATTGACCGGACTTATGAGGGCTTAAAAGCCCCTATAACCGCCGTTCTTTCAGCAAGTTTTAAGGACGACAGAGAACACTTAGCAGCCAGCATAGAATATCCACCTACACCAGAAGGCAGGGATGATGCAATATTTAGAGAGGAATATATTACCGACCTCATAAGGGAAGGTACATGGCGCACATCTACTGATAATAAAAGTGTGTATTTGGTTGACCAGACCGGAAACGTAGTTAGAAAGCGTAGCGGAACCGGCGCACCTGTTGCCCCGTCTGGTGGTGCTATGGATGCGTTTATTACGGTTCCAATGACGGCTGTTGCATCTATGGCTAGAACTTATCAAGAAATGAGTGTGTCGGGGCCAGCTTATGTTGGTAATGTTGCAAACAGAAAGCGCAAGTTGCTGAGTTCTAGAAAGCTGTTCTAATGGTTGATGTTTATATCCCAGAACAACAAGAAGACGAGAACCTAAGAAACCAGTATTTTGATTACATGAAAACTGGAACATTAGATGTTCTAGGGGCTACGCTTGACGAAACTTTGTACTACAACCCTGTCAATGCGTTAGGGCGACTAGCGGAACAAAAGCTAGGTTCTGGGCGTGAAGGCAGAACACTAACAAAAGATGAGTGGGCGGCAAGCGACTATTATCGTGACGGCATTCAGGTTGGTGACGAAGGGATTAAAGAAGGTTTAGCAACATTACTGGCTGACCGATATGATGAACGCGCTGAGTTCAAGACCACATTATCGCGTTCTCGCGGTGGGCTAGGATTAGGCGCGGCACAGTTTGGCGTGGCTATTGCCGGTAGTTTTCTAGACCCGTTGAATGTAGCGTCTGCTTTTATTCCATCTGTGGCTACGGCGAGGCTGGCAACCAGCGCCTCAAGGATGGGTCGTAACGGCAACAGATTTACCACTGGCATGATGGATGGTGCTATCGGTGCAGCGGCTATTGAACCTATTGTTATTGGCGCGGCGATAGCTGAACAGGACGCAGATTACGGTTTGATGGATAGCTTTCTGAATGTAGCTGTAGGTTCTGCGCTTGGGGGTGGGTTACATTGGGGTGCTGGTAAAATATCAGACCGCATTAACAAAATGCCGTCATCAACCCGTGACCAGACTCAGCGAATATCTATCAAGCAAGCGGTGTCTGACGAAGAAATAAACGTAACAAGCATAACAGACAATGTAGAAAAAACTAATGTCGCCAAGATGGAAGAACAGGCTGGCAAAAAGATTGTCTATGACGCTGAAGGCAACCCAAAGGCTGTAGATATTGTAGATATAGACAAAGACGGAACAATCACAATACGAGATGTTGACGGAACTGAAAAAGTTTTGGACACAAGCGACACATTCTCTAAGTCTCCATACGATGAGGACTATGAAGTAACTGTACTTGATGGTGAGGACGCTGTGTCTAGCTTGCCGACCGAAAACCTTGATGATGTAATTGACTTGTTTGACTCGCAAATCTTAGCAGCACAGGATTCGGGTGACGCGCCGTTAGTTGCAAAGTTGAAAAAAGACAAAAAAGCTGTGGAAATTGAAAAGCGGCGCAGGGCTGGTGAAACAATAGAACGCCCAGCCGAACCTGACATATCTGATGCAGCGGCAAAAGAAATAGCCAAATTAAAAGCTGACATACAAAAAATACAACAAGATGTTTTAGCCCGTCAAAAGAAAGAAGGGCTAGACAAACCTAAGTACACAGCGAAACAGCTATCAGAACTACAGTCAAAGCAAGAGAAAATTGCTACGCTTCAATCTCAGCAACAACAAGCATCTGGATTAGTAGAGACAGAACAAGGCGTTCTGAACCCGCAACAAAAAGAAAACGCTGCTGATAATGCCTCTATGGATGGTGACGGTTTAGGGCGTTTAGCGGAACACAAAGATGCTGTCAAAGAGATGGAAGCTGATAAGCCTGTTATGGAGGAAATTGACCCAGCAGAAATTGAGGCAGAAAACGAATTGTTAGCTGAAGACCTAAACACGCCTGAGACACAAGCTATACTGCCTAATGATATAAAGCAGTCTATCGCGGCTACAGAAGAACTAGACGCAAAAGCAGAAGCGTATGAGAACCTAAGTCGCAAAGGCGCGGCTTGCCTAATACGGAGTCCAAGAACATGAGTTGCGTAGATGAGGTAATGGCAGCAGCCCGTGAGGCGGGAATCAATCTGCTTCCAGATGAGGCTGATGAAATAATCGAGGTTCTAAATGAACGCTTATCCAAGCGTGTTGAGAATGCCGCTGAAGGCGAAGAACTAGAGATATTTGGTTTAGCCAAAGAAATTGCGAAACAAGCCAGAATCAACGCGGTGATGCAAAAGCGTAATAGACTGCTAAACGCGAAGGCTTATGCTGACACAATGCGTTTTGTGAAAGCCTCTGATGACCCCGCCGCCGCCTTATCAGCTATTATGGTTGGTAGCTATAAGTTTATGAAGGGTGGTCAGAACAGCATTGATGCCCGTCAACAAGCTATTATGACAAAGTATGCTGGCGAATTGGTTGCAGCACTCCGCAGGGAGAAGCTAGATGTTCTGTTCAAAAGCGGAGAGTTAGATGAAAAAATATACGAAGCTATGTTTGACCCTGACACATTCAACACCAGCCAAGCCGGTGGCCCAGAAGCTAAACGTATAGCTGAGATAATTCAAATAACACAGAAACGTCTTCTAAAGCGCAAGAACAGACTAGGCGCTATGGTAGGAGAGTTGAAGAATTATGTCGTCCGTCAGACACACGACCCTATCTTGTTAAGAGACGGGGCAAAGACTGACGAACAGTTTAGGCAAGCTAGGGCAAAGTGGGTTGCCTATATGATGCAAGATGGCGTTTTGGATGCAAAGACATTTCAGAATAAACCTCCAACCAAGGATGGACAGCCGTATTCAAACGAAGATTTCTTGGGTGACATATGGGATAATCTTGTTAGTGGAAATCACCAAAAAGTTAATGCGCTGAGAGGCGACGACGGTAAGGTTGATAGCTTGGAGTCTTTTACTGGCCCAGCTAACTTGGCGAAGAAACTAAGCCAAAGCCGTGTGATACACTTCAAAAGCGGAAAGGCAGCGCACGAATACGCTAAAACCTATAGCCGCCAGAGTTTAGCGGAATCTGTCATAAACGGCGTAACGCATGATGCCCAAGCAATCGGCATAATGGAAGTCTTCGGAACAAACCCAGAGGCCATGTTTAAGCGCATTATAAATGATTTGGAAAAAGACCCAAGCATGGCTGGCGTTGACAAAGTTCGGCGTAGAAAAGGCAGATTAGAAAATCAATTCAAGGAGATAGATGGTTCTACCCGTGCGAGGGGTGCTGGGCTTCCTGTAGCATTTGGTGCAGATTTTGCGGGCATCGCGGCTGGATGGCGCATGTTGCAAAACATGGCAAAGCTAGGCATGGCAACAATATCATCATTTTCAGACATTGCTACCAAGGCGCACTTTATAAACACTCGAACTGAACGTGGCATATTCGGTTCATATGCGGAAGCCTTCAGTGACATATTCAGAGGCTACAATAGCGATGAACAGAAAGAACTAGCGTATCTTTTAAGTGTAGGTGTTGAGAGTTTCTTGGGAGATGTCCACGCTAGATTTGGCGCAAATGACAGTGGCCCTGGCGCAATAGCCAAAGCACACCAGATGTTCTTTAGAATTAACGGAATGAACTGGTGGAATAACGCACAAAAGGTTGGCTTGGCGCGGATGATGTCTGCGGATTTAGCTAGGTATGCTGGAAAATCATTTAATGAGATTGGCGACAGGACAAGGCTTAACTTAGAACGCTATGGCATAACAGAAGCCGACTGGAATGTTATGCGTAGTATGGACATGAAAGCTGTAGATGGACGCGATTACATTACGCCATCTGGCATTGAGACAGTAGCTGACTCTGTGGTGGAGGCTGCGGCACTAGCAAAAATAAACGCAACCCGCCAACGCCCATTAAGAAAAGCTACGGCAACCATGATACAGAAATATCGTGATGACTTGTCTACAAAAATATCAACCTATCTTACAGACTCGGCAGACACCGCGATACCTACGCCTGGTGCAAAAGAACGCGCTTTTATGAACCAAGGCACAGCGCGTGGCACAATCGCTGGTGAGGCGTTACGCGCTATAGGCCAGTTAAAAGGTTTTCCAATCACTATGGTTATGAAGGGAATGTCTGGTCAATACCAAGTGTCTAAGCAACTCGGTGGTGGCACTAAGAGTGGTATATACGGTCTTGCACAGATGATGGTTGGAACGACAATGATGGGGTATTTGTCGTTGACCTTGAAAGACATACTGAAGGGTAAAGAACCATTAGAGGCGTTTAGTGTTGAAGAAGGTCTTAACGTAGAAGTCCTAACAAAAGCGTTTGTTCAAGGCGGTGGCGCTGGGATTTACGGAGACTTTTTGTTCGGCGAGTATAATAAGTATGGGCAAACTCTGACACAGAACCTTCTTGGCCCTACATTTGGAAGTATTGATGATATAGCAAGAATATATGGGAACGTTTTGGAAGCTGTCGAAACAGGTGACACTGACCCACTTGTAAAAAATGCAACACGATTTGCTGTCAGCAATACACCTGGCTTAAATCTTTTCTACACAAAAACAGCACTAGATTACCTGTTCATATACGGGCTAATGGAAAAGACAAACCCAGGCTATTTACGCAGAATGGAACGGCGCATGGAAAGCGACATGGAACAGGAGTTTTATTTCCCACCAAGTCAGTACGCACAGAAATTCTAACAACCTTTCGCAACAGGTAAAAATGCTGTATATATATGCTAGGAGTTAAATATGACAGTTAGCAGTACCACAACTAAAAATAGCTACGCGGGTGATAGCAGCACCGTTGCGTTTTCGTACACGTTCAAGATATTTGACGAGGACGATATCGCTGTAATTCTGCGCGACAACGCTACAGCTACTGAGACTGTCCAGACAATCACGACAAACTACACTGTATCTGGTGTAGGCAATGCTGGTGGTGGAACGGTTACATTCGTCACAGCCCCAGCTACAGGCAAAACAGTTTTGTTGCGGCGTGAGTCAGCACAGACACAGACGACAGATTACACACCGAATGACCCGTTCCCAGCCGAAGCACATGAAGATGCGCTTGATAAGCTGACGTTCTTGGTACAGGAAGTCCAGGAAGAACTAGACCGTTCAATCAAACTGTCGCGTACGAATACTATGGCCTCGACAGAATTTGCTGTGGGTGCGGCTGACCGTGCAAACAAAATTCTAGCATTTGACACGAATGGCGAACTTGCGGTTACTCAAGAGATTGGTGTGTCTAAGGGCGTTTGGGCATCTGGCACAGCATATACTGCGCGTGACATTGTTACCGATACCAGCAATTACAATGTGTATATTGCTAACACAGCGCACACATCAAGCGGCAGCACACCGATTAGCAGTAACGCGGACGCTGCTAAATGGGATTTGTTGATTGATACTACCGCCGCACTTGGCGGTGCATCTACAGCCCAGATTGAATCTTTAGCAGGTGAGTTCGCAATAATCTTAGGATAGTAAAATGGCTAATACCTTTAAACTAAAAACTAATGGGGCTATGCCAGCCAGTGCTGGTACGCCTGACACGCTTTATACAGTTCCGGCTGCGACTACGGCAGTTATTATTGGGCTGACACTGGCAAACATCCACACAACCTCAGTTACAGCCACAGTGCAAATTGTGTCTACAACGGTTGACACTGAGACTAACGAGACGGTCAGCGTTATCAAAGACGTTCCTATCTTAGTTGGTTCATCACTAGAGTTAATGTCTGGCAATAAGTACATCTTGCAAACTGGTGACGTTATCAAGATTGATTGCAGCGTGTCTGCCAAGATTGACGCAACATTGAGTGTTACGGAGATAACCTGATGCGGTACATTGGTGCTGACGCGAACTTTAGTAACAACGCCGTTTACACTTACACGGCTGTTGGCGGCGAGACTAGCATTTCTGGCGTTGATAACGCTGGCAATCCGCTGTTGTTTACGTCAGGTTCAAATGTCACGGTACATCTTAACGGCACATTGTTAGCGGCTGGCACTGACTACAACACAAACACAGCCAATACCATTGATGGCCTCACTGCATTGTCAGCTAGTGACAGTGTAGTTGTTACTGTCTACCGCCTATATAACGGTGCTGATGCAATGCCGTTGATTGGCGGTACGTTTAATGGTGCTGTTGTTGGGTCTACTGACACTAGGTCTATTCCGGCTGCTGGTGCTGCTACTGGCAACATTACGCTGGACTTTGCCACACATCAGAATTTTA